GCGCTGCCCACCGGTATCAGTTGGAATGGAACTGATACACCGATTGTGAATGGCGGTTCGTCTATTCTGATCATCACATCAGGTCAATTCACGACGACGGTCAAAAGTTCAGCGCCTGTTTCGTCGATTGATGTGTCGGCATACGGCATCGGGTCGCGTTCATTTTATGCAACAGGGATCGAAGTCAGTTCGTCGAGTTCCTCATCAGATTCATCCAGTAGTGATTCGTCATCGTCAGTGCTTTACGACACGATTGACGTGTTGGTTTGTGAAACATCCAAATTTCATCGTTTTTCAGGTCAATTCACGACAACCGTCAAAACGTCTGCATTTACGAATTCATATGAAACGTCGATGCAGGGTGTTAGCTGGGATGGGGTCAATACGTATGCAACGGGGTCGGCTGACGACAAGTTGTATTATGTGTCGGGATTGTTCACGACAACGCTGAAAGATTCAGAAGACGTATCAGGACAGGACACAGCGCCCAATGGGATCACTTACTATGACGCACTGAGTGATCAACTGTGGACCGGTACGTCATCCGACAAACTGTACCATCAGCGCGATTTTACATCGATAATTGTGACGTCGTTGAGTATATCAAGCGTCGCTGTGAATCCTGCCGACATTTCCTTTGACGGGACTGATACGTATGTGTGTAATGCATCGCCTAAGCTGTTCCGATTGAGTGGGCTGTTTACAACAACGGTGAGATCATCCCGTGATCTTAGCGACGTTGATTTGTCTGATCCGTGTCGCGGTGTGTCTTTCAACGGTACCGATTCACTTGCTGCCGGTCGGACATCGTTTTTCGTTGGATACGATGCCAATGCGTTTGTATTTTCTGGCAATTTTACGTCGACCGTGAAAACGTCGATTCTATGGTCGGCGACTTTTGCCGTAGCTAACGGCATTGAGTCGTACAATCAATTCAATATTCAAGATGAGAAATCATCGAGTTCATCGCAATCATCATCGTCGGTCAGTTCGGTTTCGTCGTCGTCAGTCAGTTCTCAATCGAGTTCATCACAATCATCAAGTTCTGAATCGTCATCGTCAGTCAGTTCGGTTTCGTCGTCGTCAGTCAGTTCCCAATCGTCATCGTCGAGTGCATCATCGTCGAATTCATCCGATTCGTCGTCGTCGGTTTCGTCGTCGAGTTCATCACAATCAGTGTCGGCATCGACGTCATCATGGTCATCATGTTCGTCGGTGTCGAGTTCATCCAGTTCGTCGAGTTCGTCGCCGGGATCGTCGTCGTCGTGGTCGATGTGTTGTGATTCAAGTTCATCGATTTCAACGTCATCGGGATCATCGTCGTCATGGTCATCTGATTCGATTTTCTCATCATCTTCGATTTCGAGTTCATCCGAATCGTCGTCGGTGTCGTCGTCGTCGTGGTCATCAACATCATCAGGATCATCATCGTCATCGATTTCGACGTCGGCATCGTCACAGTCGTCACAATCCAGTTCATCCGGGTCGAGTGATTCCAGTGTTTCGAGTTCATCCGAATCATCGGTTTCGTCGGTATCATCACATTCGTCGTCATCGGTTTCGTCGCATTCCAGTTCATCCGAATCGTCATCATCGCAATCGTCGTCGTCGGTCAGTTCTGTTTCGTCGGTGAATTCATCATCCAGTTCATCTGGATCATCTGAATCCGTATCATCCAGTTCATCGAGTGTTTCATCGTCATCCGAATCATCGGTGTCGTCGGTCAGTTCTGTTTCATCGTCATCCGAATCATCGGTGTCATCGGTGTCGTCACGATCGAGTTCATCCCGGTCATCGGGGTCGTCCAGTTCATCGAGTTCAGCATCGTCTGAATCATCATCGTCAGTGTCATCCGAATCATCGGTGTCATCGTCATCGGTTTCATCGTCATCCGAATCATCGGTTTCATCGTCATCGGTGTCATCAAGTTCATTCAGTTCTGTTTCATCGGCGTCATCGTCATCAGGTAGTTCGGCGTCATCGTCGTCGAGTGTTTCATCGTCGTCGTTTTCATCGAAAAATTCGTCCAGTTCATCAGGATCATCTGAATCGTCATCGGCATCGTCGGTCAGTTCGGCATCATCCGGCAGTTCGTCAAGTTCCTCATCAGATTCAAGTTCATCACAATCCTCGTCGTCATCGTGGTCGTCTGAATCGATTTCGTCGTCGAGTTCGTCACAATCGTCGTCGTCAAGTTCATCGGCATCATCGGCGTCATCCGGCAGTTCGTCGAGTTCATCCGAATCGTCATCGTCGGTCAGTTCGTCAAGTTCTGAATCGTCATCGTCGGTCAGTTCTCAATCGAGTTCATCCGATTCATCGTCGTCGGTTTCGTCATCATCGTTCAGTTCGGTTTCATCACAATCGAGTTCATCGCAATCATCGATGTCGTCGAGTTCATCCGAATCATCGTCATCATGGTCATCACAAAATTCGTCAAGTTCGTCGCAATCAAGTTCATCGCAGTCGTCGAGTTCATCCGAATCGTCGTCATCGGTCAGTTCGTCGAGTTCTGAATCGTCGTCGTCGGTCAGTTCTCAATCGTCACAGTCGTCGAGTTCATCCGAATCGTCATCATCTGTTTCGTCGCAATCCTCGTCGTCGAGTTCATCCGATTCGTCATCGTCGCAATCCTCGTCGTCAAGTTCGTCAAGTTGGTCGAGTGAATCAGAATCATCATCGAGTTCATCGGCGTCGTCACAGTCGAGTTCATCACAATCATCACAATCATCATCGTCGAGTTCATCCGAATCGAGTTCTGTTAGTTCATCTAGTTCGGATTCGTCATCGTCGGTATCATCGTCATCGTCATCAGGCGTGTTAAATTGGCCCGCATCGAAATCGATTTCGGTGGTCGGGATTTCATCAATGTCAATTGCGGTACCGACATAATGTCACTGATCAGAGTTGAAAAAAATCGCGGCAAGTCGTTCGACTACCAGTTGAAAGACGCGAACGGGACTGTGCAGCAAATATCATCAAACGATGCATTGCGCGTGATCATCGGTCGCGAAAGTCAATTGGGTAATAACAACGCGAACGCTAAATTGGTGATCACGGAAACTGCTACGGCGAACGGATCAGTGATCACGCGAAACGTTTCGTCAAACACGCACCGTGTCCGGTTCGATGCGTCGGATTTGAATTTTGTCGGAGTGTACACGGCGTTTTTCGATTATCAGAACGCCGCTGACGGGTCAGAATGGAAAACCATCGACCGTCAAGTTTTTGCAGTAGAGGAAACCTGAAATGATTGTCGATCCATCGGAAGTTTTGACCCTGATCGGTTTACACGATGGCGCGACGGACGCACAGCGCGTCGTCTGTCAGATGTCATTGCGATCAGCGGAAGGTGCCGTAAAAAAATACCTACAATACAACCCGGCGCAATTGGAACGCACGGAATACTATCCGCGTTCAGATCGCAATTCAGGTGCCGGGGGAGTCTGGCAGGCGAACGAATCGCAAGCGTATTGGGAACGTGAATCAGGTCGATCGGGCGTTGAATTGCAGGTACAGCATTTACCGATTCGATCAATTTCCGCGATTTATGTCGACGTCGATGGGCGATTCGGGCAAAAGTCAGGGGCGTTTGCCAGTGGTACCCAAAAAACCGCCGGTACGGATTATTGGATGACGTACGACGGGAATGACAGTACAGGCACCGGGTATTGTGGTGACGGTATCATTCGATCGTTTGGTATTTGGCCGACGGAACCGGGGTCGATCAAAATCGTTTACACGGCGGGGTACACGCCGGAAGAATTGCGGGGACAAGACGACATTTTGGACGCTTCCCCTATCTGGTCAACAATCATCGACGAAACAATCCGTCGAATGAAACAGGCGGCGGCACGTCAATATTCCTCGCGCGGTGGGTTGGCAACAGGTCCGAAAATTTCGGAATCTGCCGGGGATTATTCGTATTCAACCGATGCGTCGATTTACGCGAAATTGATCGACGGTGATCGTGATTTGTTGCCTGAATCAAAATACAAATTACGGGGGTTCATGAACATGGGGATCATGTTGTCATCATGAGTATTTTAGATCAATTGCCTGACCGTTGTTCGATATTCATCCGACAACAAAGCGTCGATCTGTCATCAAACAAATTGGGGGCACAAGTCGATGACCCTGATTTGGTCAGTTCGCTGGTTGAATGTTGGATGCAACCAGCGAACGCGAAGGAAATTCGCGAGTACGAAAAACGCGGACAGTCCATCAGTCACAAAATTTACTTTACAACCGATCCGAATGTGACAGAATTGAACACGATCAAGGTGACACACCGAAACGGCAGTGCCGTTTCAAATCCGCAAACATTGGATGTCATCGCCGTGCCTGATCCTGACGCAACAGCGGGTGTAGGTTTTTTGTTCAAGGTGATGACGAATTACACAACGGGATGAAATGCAAATCACCGTCAATTCGTTAGATGAATTCATTGAAATCATCGATTCTGAAGAAACCGGACCGTTTCGCGATCGCATTCATTATTCGATCGCCGAAATTCAAGATCAAAAATCTGAATTGAAAATGGAAGTCGTTTTCGACTGTTCCTGTATCATCGATGCCGGTCGTGATGGTCAGTATTTGCTGCAATTTGGCAAGTCCGTCGGTGTCGATTATCATGACGGCACAGGTGAAAAAAACGGCACGTACGTCGCGGAACGTTACAAAAAACGATTGTCAGAATTGTGCCAAGCGAACAAGTGGAAACTATTACCGGGATTGGTGACGATATGAAAAAAGACACGAAACAACACAGCGGACCGATTGAAGCACTCGACACCCATGTTGGCGTACTTCAACGCGTCGGAACTGTCGATTTGCCGTGGTTGGGGATTGCGATTCAGTTGGATGGTGATCAGATCAAAATCCATTCGACACGCGTGCATTTGGATCACAAAACGATTCCCATTATCATCGCAAGGCTGTCATCGTATTTGATGGACGAATACGATCGCGACGAGAAAAAAGAAAAGGCGATTCAATCTGCCGGACAATTACCACCATTGCCGATCGCGGAAGAATTTGCACCATACCAAATCAACGGACAACGACCACATGTTCAATCTGATCAAATGGGCGGCGAATCTAATCCGCAAATGGGCGGCGAATTTGACCGACAAAACAGTTCAGACGAAATTGACAGAAGTCAATCAGGCGTCGAATCACATCGACAAATTGAACAGGCAGATCGAGGCGGCACAGAAAACGGCGGCATCCCGCATCGAATCGATTGACGTGCGTCGGCGGGAATTGTTGCGATTACGGGAAGAATTCAACGACGATATTGATGAACTCGTTGTTGAAATCGACGATCTGCGCCGGGATTTGAAAGAACATCAATTGCTATTGCGAACGTCACAGGACGACGCGAAACTGTTACGTGAAGTCACAATACCGGGTTTGATGCACGATCTGTCCATGTTCACTGAACGTTGGAAAGCCGAATCACGCATTCAAACAGCACGCGTGAACATCACGGAACAATCAAATGCAAAGCATTCTGGATAATGCACTCACCGACGTTGCCGCGAATCGATCTATCGCCGAAACCGCATCGCGACAGATGATCAAATCGGGCGCATCGTTTTCATCGGTGTTTTCGAATGATCCCGGATTGTCACAGTTGAATTCGATGCGGTCGTCATCCCGGAACCGTAAAACTTACGAACAATATGCCGGGTGGGTTCATTCTGCCGTTTCCGCGTTGGCAATGTATGCGTCGGATGCTGATGTGATTTTGGCAAGAATCACCGGGGCGAAATCATCGAACACGTACCGCGAAAAAGACGCAAAAGATGGCAAACCCAATCGCAAACGGATTTTGTCGGAAGGGTACCGAAAACGCATGCCCCGTCGGATGCGTGAAAAATCTGCCCGCGAAGAATACGAAATGGTTCTCGATCATCCATTGTTGGACACAATGGAAAAACCGAATGCATTTCAGTCGCGCAATTCGTTTGTGAACATGTTCGTCACAAATCTGTGCCTGACCGGTTGGGGGTTTGTGATCTACGGACACAACAAAACCACCGGGTTGGCGGAATTCTACGCATTACCAACGACGTGGGTTAAACCGATCCATGACAAAGGTCCATTTGCTGAATTCAAGATTGTGAATCCTAACAATCCGGCGGCATCCGAGGGACAGGCACCGATTCCCGGCAATCAGGTAGGATTCGCACATTTTCCGAATCCCGGCGATCCGTTTTCGGCGATTGCACCGGCAGGCGCGCAATCACGGGCAATTTCTATCGATGACAAAATTCAGTCGTCGCAAGAGGTATTTTTTCACAACGGCATTTTTCCATCTGTTGTTTTGTCGATCGGCACAAATCCATTCGGCGACAAAATGCCCGGCGATGGCACACGACCATTGTTGGACGACAAACAACGTCGGCAAGTCATTGGGGCGATCAACAAAGTTCACGCCGGGGTCGCGAATTATGGACATCCTGCAATCATCGACGGTCTGATTGAAAAGATCGAAAAAATGTCGATGACACAGAATGAAATGGGATGGGAGAAATCTGAAAAAATCGTTCGTTCACGAATCTTGTCCGCATTTGGCGTCCATCCGTTTATTTTGGGCGAAGAAATGCCGGGCAGTTATGCGCAAGCGTATGAGGTTCGTCAGTTGTTTTATGATCGCGTGAATAAATTTCTTGATGCGTTGTCGACGATCGTATCGACGATGGTCAACGAATTTTCTGAAGAACCCATCGAATTGTATTGGGAACGATTAGTTCCCGTCGATCCGATGATGGATGCGAAAAAGTATTCTGATGCACGAAAAAACAACGACATCAGTCAAAACGAATACCGTGCATGGATGGGATTGCCACCGGACGACGACCGAAATGAGGCAATCGTAAATCATCCGATGGTGATGCAAATCACTGGTATTTTGAAAATGGTCGCTGATCGATCAATGGTCGTTGATCAGGCGGTTGCGTTGTTGGAAGCGATGGGATTACCTACCGACAAGGCGGAAAAAATCGTCGGTGACGGACCGCCGGAACCCGAACCCGTACCGGATGAATTCGGTGAAGGTGATGACGATCAGGGCGATGATTCGGAAGATATCAACGATCAGGGCGATGATTCGGAAGACATCAACGATCAGGATTCAAAGTCGATTGATCGGTTGATCGAGGCGATGAAACAACCGATTGAATTTTCATTTCCGAAAATCTGATGCCCTCACAATTACAAATCGTCGAAACGATCGTGCGTTACCGCCGGGAACAAATCAAACGGGCGAGTCGTGAAGCGTACATCGAATTCAACAAAACGATTCACCTGAAACAATACGACACGTTTGAATCTGAATTCGAATCCGCGTTGTCCCCGATGTTCGAATCACAATTGCGGTCAGCGTCCCGTGAATTGCTGAAAATCACAGAACAAAAATCAGTTTCCAGTGATCAATCGACACAACTGGCAAATCAGATTTTTCGACCTGATGATTGGTTGCCTGAACTGATCGATCGGGCGTTGCCTGTTTTCGCTGTCGCCGCATCGAATGCAATGCGGTCACAGTTGTTGGTGATGGGATTGGATGAATCGAAATTGGCCCGATGCGGCATCAAAGCCACAACAGCGACCGAATGGTTGGCGGGTCAGGGTATGCTGAATGCACTCGACGAGGTCATTTTTTCGACACCGTATGGTCGCGTTTCGATGGGATTTGTGACTGAATATCCGGTATGGATGAAACGCGAAATCGAGAAACTGTTACAGGAAACATTCAGTCAGCAGTATTGGCAACAGGTCAATCAAACGACACACGCCGACATCGAAAAATACATCGAAACCGGTTTGCGAAATGGTTGGTCGATTGAAAAAATCGCGCGTGAAATGGCGCCGCGATTATTTGAAACCGGCAAATACGCAATGATTCGCGGTCGCATGATCGCCAAAACAGAAGCGGCACACGCGTTGAACGGGGCACGGGTCGCATCGATCGACAGGGTCATCGAGGAAACGCAACAACAACAGTTCATCAAAAAGGAATGGTTGGCGTTGTTGCGAAACACACGGGCATCACACGCGAATTTGGACGGTGTACCGGCTGACGCCGATCAGCGTTGGGCATTGGGCGGGGTTCGGTGTCGCTGGCCCGGTGATATCAATTTGCCAGCAAACGAACGCATCAACTGTCAGTGTACTGTCGTTTCAGCGATTGGAATGACTGACGCCACCGCATTACAATTGATTCAGGATTCCGAAGATCGATTATTGGAACTGGATAAGTTATGAACAAAGACACGCTGAAACCGGCGAATCAGGGTGAAATTCAATTCGTGGCAGAAATTGCGCCGCGTTACAATGACACCGTCGATACACATAAACGTGTTTTCGGTGAATATCCAAAATTGTCGAAAGACATGGGCAAATCTGTCGAAACATTCCATCGGGTATTCAATCGATTCAATTCACAAAAAGATTTTCGAATCACACGATCAGAATATGAGGCATTGCAGTCGGTAGCGCAATGGTGTGTCGATACGTACCGTCGATGTCGTGGTCAATCGAGTGAAACAGTTGTGTGGCGCGGTCGGTCAATGTCATGAAAAAACCATTGTTCACGGACGTCAACGCCGCATATCCATTTCAACCGGGTGATCGACTGGTTGCGGAATATCTAGGCGAATTTGATCGCGCGAGGATCAAAAAAATTCAAAAAATCGTCAACGGATGGACGGACGTCGAAACCCGGTGCCTACCATTTTCCGCCACATACGCGTTCATTTTCATTCCGGTTCCGGGCAAATTGCCTGTTGCGATCAGTACAAAGTCGCCAACGTTTTCACATGAAAACACGATCAATTTGAGTTGTAAAATCATTGATCTGAACGGCATCGACGCGATTCAATATTCCCCGCAACGATTGTCGGTGTCGGATGCTTTTTGGTATCGCGATCTGATTCGTGATTGGGCGGCACCGACAAACGTGTCAATCGTGTAAAAAACACTTGCGAAGAATTTAGAATTCCGCGATTCTCTGAAATTCAGTTTTCAACGCCGCACATTGCGCAGGAATAGACATGTCGAAACGCGTATCATTTCATTTGGGACCGGCGACGGGATTAACAGAACGCCGTTTGACAATCACGCGAATGCACCGTGCGGGCGACGATACCGCGCCTTCTGCGACATCTGATCAACAATTGGCAGGATCAACGACGGAAGTATCTGTCGTTTTGCCCGACAATACGATTTGGCAGGCGGTACTGAAAGACACGCGATCATCGGGCGAAGTCGGTGAAAAAATTGCGTTGAATTTCAACACAGGATCGCTGCAATTCCCCGGACCGGCGGTCGATCCTTCTCGCAGTCTGTTCCGAATCCTGTCGATGGAAGATATGAGTTCTTCGAGTTCATCGTCATCCGATTCATCATCGTCGCAATCCTCGTCATCGTCGCAATCCTCGTCATCGTCGTCATCCGATTCATCATCGTCGCAGTCGAGTTCATCATCGTCGCAGTCAGCATCGTCTGCATCGAGTTCATCAAGTTCTCA